CTCGAATCCCGAGCTCGCGGCGAAGGAGTGGGCGGCGGTCCGATCGCAACCCAGCCCGGGAGGTTCGGCGTCGGCCTCGTCCGGGCTCGCGCAGGCGCAGATGCGTGTCGCGGAGCAGCGCGAGGCGTCGCTGCGCATCGCGAACGAGCAGAGGGCCGGCCGGCTCATCGACGCGGAGAGGGCGCGCCGTGACGCTTTTGCTTGCGCTCGCGCTGTCCGGGACGCTGTGCTCAATGTTCCCGACCGCCTGGCCGCAGAGCTCGCCGCCGAGTCCGATGCCGCGCGGGTTCACGAGCGCCTCGACCTCGAGCTCCGCAAGGCGCTCGAACTGGTTGCCGAGGTTCTCGCCCGTGGCGAGTAAGAGCGTCGTCTACGAGGGCTGGTCGGAGGGCGCCTGGCCGGACCGGCAGATCCTCGTAAGCGAGTGGGCGGACCTGTACCGCCGGCTGCCGCAGAAGTCGAGCGCGGAGCCTGGACCCTGGCGCACGTCGCGCACCCCGTACCTGCGCGAGCCGATGGACTGCATGTCCGCCCGGTCACCCGTCGAAGAGGTCGTGTTCATGAAGGGCGCCCAGGTCGGTGGCACGGAGGCCATCCTGAACGCTCTCGGGTATCTCATCGACCACAGCCCTGGCCCCGCGATGATCGTGCAACCGACCGTCGAGACGGCGAAGCGGTTCTCGAGGCAACGTCTGACGCCGCTCCTCGAGGAGACGCCGCAGCTCGCCGGGAAGGTGGCGGACAGCCACACGCGCGACGCGAGCAACAGCATGCTCACGAAGGAATTCATGGGCGGAGTCCTCATCATCACCGGAGCGAACAGCGCGATCGACCTGCGCTCGATGCCGGCGCGGTGGCTGTTGCTCGACGAAATCGACGGATATCCGGCCGACGTCGACGAAGAGGGCGCGCCTATCGACCTGGCCGAGGCGCGGCAACGCACGTTCGCGCGGCGGAAGCGCATGAAGATCTCGACGCCGACGATCGCGGGCTCATCGGCGATCGAACGCGCGTACATGAGCACCGACCGACGCCGGTACCACGTGCCGTGCCCGCGGTGTGGCGAGATGCAGCCACTCGAGTTCGCGCGCTTGCAGTGGTCGAAGCTCGGGCGGCCGCCGGCCAGGGCGGTCTACTGCTGCCGCGGCTGCGACGGGCTCATCGAGAACCACGAGAAAACGGGGATGTTGGCGGCGGGCGAGTGGGTGCCGGAGGATCCCGAGGCGGACCCGAAGGTGCGCGGCTATCACCTGAGCGCGCTCTACTCGCCGGTCGGCTGGATGTCGTGGGGCCAGATCGCCGAATCGTTCGTGCGGGTCCACAGGAACCCCGAGAAGTTCAGGGTGTTCACAAACACCGTCCTCGGTGAGACCTGGGCGGAGCGGGGCGAGGCGCCGGAATGGGAACGCATCCGCGACCGGCGCGAGCCCTACGTGATGCGCACCGTGCCTGCGGGCGGCCTGCTCCTGACCGCCGGCGCCGACGTGCAGAAGGACCGCATCGTGTTCGAGGTCGTGGCCTGGGGTCGGGGCAAGGAATCGTGGTCGATCGATTACGCGGTGCTCCCGGGCGACACCGCCAACCTCGAGCTCGCCGACGGGCCGTGGAAAAAGCTCGATGCCCTGATGGGCCGGACCTTCACGCACCAGGACGGCGCGGAGATGCCGGTCCGCATGCTGGCCGTCGACTCCGGCTACAACACGCAGCAGGTCTACACCTGGTGCCGCCGGTACCCGCTGAACCGGGTCATCGCGGTCAAGGGTGTCGTGGGTGGTGCCGTGCTCATCAGTTCGCCGTCGGCCGTGGACATCAAGCTCACCGGGAAACGCCCGGTGCGCGGGTACAAGGTCTGGCCGGTCTGCGGCAGCGTCGCGAAGAGCGAGCTCTACGGCTGGCTACGCCTGGATCGACCGGCAGAAGGCGAGGCGTACGCTCCGGGCTGGTGCCACTTTCCGGAATACGACGACGAGTTCTTCCGGCAGCTCACGGCCGAGCACCTGATCTCGGTGAAGAACAAGAAGGGGTTCATCCGGTACGAGTGGGCGCTCGTCCCCGGTCGGGAGAACCACGCGCTCGATGCTCGCGTCTACGCCCGCGCCGCTGCGCAGATCGTCGGCCTGGACCGTTTCGGCGAGAAGGAATGGGCAGACCTCGAGCAGATGGTCGCGCAGGCGCCGGATCGCAGTGGAGACGGTGGAGCTCCCGCGGCGAAACCGGCTCCGGCCCGGCCGAGCGGATTCTTCGGCAATCGTCGCCCCGGGGGTTTCTGGGGGAATCGAGGATAGAGATGCGCGAACAGTTGCTGGTCGCACGGGAAAAGCTGGTCGCTGGGATCGCAGGGGCCGGGATCATCGGGGCGATGACGGTGGCCGGGCAGCAATTCACCTTCCGCAGCATCGAGGACATGGAACGCGCGCTCGCGTGGATTGACCGGCAGCTCGCGCTCCTCGATGGGACGAGCCGCACCAGGCTCGCGGCGACGAGCAAGGGGGCGTAATGAACATCCCGGACGTGGATGATGTCGACGAAATCGACATCACCAATCCCGAGGGGCTGGTGATCGAACGCTGGCACGGTGGTGAGGTATACCGCGGGCGACCGGTCGATATCGTAGGCGCGATAGCGGTGATTCGCCGCGTCTGTCGAGGCTGCGATCAGGTGCAGTCCGAGGAAACGCGGGATGTGCGCATCACATCGCCCGGTACTTGGTGGGATACGAAGGTGATGGACATAGAAACGGGGGCGCGTATCACCGAGACGTTCTCCGTACACATCAGCTTAGGCGTGGACGATGCTGCAAGGGCAGAAGTCCTTGCCAACTACATCGAGCCACGGTCGCCGTTCGCGGCGTTATGCCCACGCTGCATCCAGGAGCCCGGAAGGTTTGAAAGACGGCCCAAGGTGGAGCCATGAACACGCAGAGCAACGGGCGGTCGAACGGCAACTGGCTGGATCGCGCGGTCGGTTTCTTCGCCCCCCAGCTCGGCCTGCGGCGGGCCCGCGCGCGGATGCTGACCGGCGTCGTGCAACGGCACTACGAGGCGGCCTCGAGCGGGCGCCGGACGTCGGGTTGGCTGCGCTCATCGGGTGATGCCGCGGCGGTGAGTGGACCTTATCTGGCACGGCTGAGGGAGCACGCTCGCGACCTGGTGCGCAACAACGGGTACGCCGAAAGCGCATTGACGACGATTTGCGACCATGTGGTCGGCTGGGGCCTCTCGGCGAAGCCGAAGCCGAAGACGACGAACCGGCGCGTGTTCGAGGTGTGGAAGGCCTGGGCGGAGTCGAGCGCCTGCGATTCGGACGGACGCCACGACCTGTACGGCCTGCAGCATCTCGTGCTGCGATCCGTGATCGAGTCTGGCGAGTGCCTCGTTCGACGCCGCCTTCGCTTCCCGGACGAGGGCCTGCCAATTCCGTTGCAATTGCAGGTCCTGGATCCCGACTTCCTCGACACCGACAAGGTCGGAAGCCAGGAGATCCGCAACGGCGAGGGCCAGCTCGTCGGGCGTAACGTGATCCTGCACGGAATCGAGTTCGACATTCTCGGCCGCCGGCGGGCGTATTGGCTGTTCCGCGAGCACCCCGGCTCGTCCCTGGGCCTGAACAGTGCGGCATCAGTCAGGATCCCCGCGGAAAGCATCCTGCACGTGTACCGGCACGACCGGCCGGGGCAGGTGCGCGGCGTGAGCTGGTTCGCCCCGGTGCTGCTGCGCTTCAAGGATTTCGACGAGTTCGAGGACGCAACCTTGATGAAACAGAAGGTCGCGGCGTGCCTGGCCGTCGTCATGACGACCCCGGACGGCAGCATGACGGCTCTCGGCACGCCGAACATCGATCAGAGTCCGGAATGGGACCACCTCGAGCCCGGGTCGATCATCTCCGCGACGCCCGGCCAGGAGGTCGAGGTCGTCCAGCCTCCGACCGTGAGCGAGTACCAGCCGTATGCCACGGCGATGCTGCGCGCGATCGCCACGGGGCTCGGCGTCTCCTACGAGGATCTGACGGGGGACTTCAGCCAGGTGAACTTCTCCTCGGCGCGCATGAGCCGGATTCGCCATTGGCAGCGCGTCGAGGGCTGGCGTTGGCGCATGTTGATCCCGCAAATGTGCGAACCGGTGTGGAGGTGGGCCATGGAAGCGGCACAGGTCGTCGGGGCCGACGGAGCCGTGGAGCTCGAGGCGGACTGGACGGGCCCGCCGTTGCCGATGGTGGACCCGGACAAGGAAGGGTTGGCCTACATGCGACTCGTGCGCGCCGGGCTGATGAGCCGCCAGGAGGCCGTGAGGGAGCGGGGATATGACCCCGCGGCGGTGCTGGCCGAGATCGCGGCGGACAACAGGGCGGCCGACGCGCTCGGGGTGATCCTCGACAGCGATCCTCGAAACACCACGCAGGCAGGCAACCCCCGGCAGACGCAGGCGGCCGGGAACGTCAGCACCTTCCAGGAGCCGGAACCAAAGCCGGCCCCAAGCGAGACGGACGACGAAGACGACGAGGACGAGCAGGAAGAGGAGGACGAAGAGGAGGCGGAGCGTGTCGGAGCGTGATCGCTGGGTGCCGCCGACGGCGGTGGAGACGCCGGAGCGCGGCGCCCCCCCTCTCGGGACGCCCGAAGACGGTGAGCAGCTCGAGGAGCGCGAGGACGAGCTCGAGGAGCTCCCCGAGGACGACGAGGAGCTCGAGGTCGAGCTCCCCGAAGACGAGGAACCAGTCCCTCCCAGTTCCGAGCGTCAGGCCAGGCTGGCTGCGGCGCGCGCCCTGGCGCCGGCTGGGGCGCATTGGGCGGCCGTGTGGATGGCCGGCCGGGACGCGGCCGTGAACGCGCTCGAGAGCGGCGCCAGCATCGCCAGCGTGTACGCGCTGACGCCACCCGAGGAAGCCGGCTGCAGAGACTGCTGGATGCGCGGTCGCGACGCCGCGCTGCGGCTGATCCAGGGAGTATGACCATGGCCGAGGATGTGGTCGTCCGTCCGCTCACGGCACGACAGCGTGACGTCCTGCGGGAGATCGTCCGCTACTACCGGGCGATCGGCGTGGCTCCATCCCAATACTTCGTCGCGCGGCGCCTGGGGATGTCGAGACCACGCGTGCAGCAGCAGCTCACGGCCCTTTACGAGAAGGGCTGGCTGCTCACGCCATCCACAAGCGGGCTGCGCTGCGTGCACATGCCGTAGCCGTACCCCCCCTATCCAAAATGGATAGACCCCCCCTATCCAATTTGGATAGTTCCCCGGAGTAAACGCGAGACGAACCATGCGGGCACATGGCGAAATTGCCGCCCGCAGTCGCTCCGACCCCTCGTTCCCCGTGCATCGTCGACATGCCTCCGCTCTCGATCCGAGCGGAGGTCGTTCCTCCCTCTTCGGCCAACGACGAGACCCGTGAAGTAGACCTGACCTTTACCACGGGCGCGGGGGTCGAGCGCTACGACTGGGCGAACGACAAGCGCTACCTCGAGGTTCTCAGCCTCGACCCGGCGCACGTGCGCCTCGAGCGCTTGAACCAGGGCGGCCCCCTCCTCGATTCCCACAGCGCGTGGTCGGTCGCCGACATGCTCGGCGCTGTCGTGCCGGGCAGCGTGACCCTCGCGAAGGGCCAGGCGCGCGCCCGCGTGCGTTTCTCGAAGCGCGCGGCCGTCGACGACATCTGGCAGGACGTTCGGGACGGCCTCGTCCGGTCGGTGAGCGTCGGCTATCGCATCCACAGGTACGAAGAGGCCGAAGGCAAGGGGAACAAGCTCGCCGTCCGCACGGCGACCGACTGGGAACCCTTCGAAATCTCGATGGTGCCGATCCCGGCGGACGCCGGCGCCATGGCCCGCGGCGCGAAGCCGGCCGACACCAATCAATGCGAAATCGTGACGGGCGCCGAGGCGGCGCCGTCCCTCCCGTCTCAGCCCCCCAAGAAGGAGAAATCCATGGAACCCCTCAGCAACGAGCGCTCGGAGTACCTCGTCGAAGAGCCGGCACCGATCGTGCGCAGGCCCGCACCCGAGCCAGTCGAGCCGTCCGATGCGGACCGCGCCGCGGAGCGCGAGCGCAAGCGTTGCTGGGGGATCATCTCGGGCTGTTCGGCGGTCAGGCTCCACCCCGACTTCCAGAACCGCCTCATCCAGAGCGGCGTCTCTCTCGAAGACGCTCAGACGCAGATCTTCGAAGAGGTGCGGAAGCGAGGCCGGGACGACGAGGGCCCCGGCCGTTCGCCCGGCGGCGTCGGCATTGTGGAGCGTGGCTTCGAGGACCCGCTCGTCCACAAACGGAGTGGGATCGAGAACGCGATCCTGCACCGCGTCGCCCCGGAGTATTTCAAGGTCAACGATGAAGGCCGGGCCTACATCGGCCTGTCGATGCTGGACATCGGGAAGCTGTACCTGAACTCGATCGGCATCCGCACCACATCCATGAGCAAGTCGCAGCTCGCCGAGGCGATGCTCGTGAAGCGCGGGGGCATGCACACGACTTCAGATTTCCCGTCGCTGCTGGCCGACGTCGCGAACAAGACGCTTCGCGCCGCGTACGACGCGGCCCCCCAGACCTGGCGGCCATTCGCCAAGATGATCTCGGCTTCCGACTTCAGGGCCCTCAACGTCCTGCAGATCGGTGATGCGCCGGAGCTGCTCGAGGTGCTCGAGCATGGCGAGTTCACGAGCGGCACCATCACCGAATCGAAGGAGACGGTGCGTCTGAAGACGTGGGGCCGAATCTTCGCGATCACCCGCCAGGCCTTGATCAACGACGACCTCGGTGCATTCGCCGAGATCCCGGCGGCGTTCGGCCGCAAGTCGGCGGACAAGATGAGCGATCTCGCGTGGTCAATCATCACCACGAACGCCGCGCTGGCCGACGGCTTCAACCTGTTCAGCTCCAACCACGCGAACCTCTCGGCTACGTCCGATCCGATCACCGTCGCGTCCCTCGGCGCCGCTCGTGCCGCGATGCGCCAACAGAAGGGCATTGACGGTTCAACGCCGATGAACCTGGTCGCGCGGTACCTGATCGTGCCGGCGAGCCTGGAGACCATCGCGGACCAGTACGTCTCCGTCATCACGCCCGGACAGACCACAAACGCGAATCCCTTCCAGCCGGGCGGCCGCACGCCGCTGACGGTGATCGCCGAGTCCCGCCTCGACGCCAACAGCATCCTCGCCTGGTACGTGGCGGCGGATGCCAGCCAGGTCCCGCTCCTGCACTTCGTAACCCTCGACGGCCAGGAGGGCCCCGAGGTCCGGCAGATGGAGGGCTTCGACGTCGACGGCATCAAGTACCGCTGTCGTCTCGATGTGAACTTCGCGGCCGCGGACTATCGGGCGGGGTACAAGAACCCCGGAGCAGCACCAGCTCCCGGTCTTTTGACTTCGCCGTCACCCATGGGGGGTCGGGTACCGGAACCCCAGGTAAAAGAACGCGTCGTCGTCGAAGGCCAG